TCAAAGATTCCCGAGAGCTTTTTCGTAAAATGCAACAGCGTTTTTTGCATTCTCTTTTGAGAGGTGGCTATAGATGTCCATGGTCATTGATATTCTAGAATGACCAAGACGATGCTGGAGTTCCTTGTAGGGTATTCCAGAGTTAAGCAGCAAACTAGCGTGCGTGTGGCGGAAGCCGTGGAAACCGATATTAGGCAGTCCGATATTCCTCAAACGTGTGGTCAACCTGTTCCCTAGGGTCTTATCCTCAGGATAGTCATGGATAAAGTCGGAAAATACAATCGTTTCAGAGCGTCCTAGGGTCCAAGCCTCTTGTATTTGTCGGCGTCTGTATTCTTTCATCATGGCTACTGTCTGGCTATCGATGTTTATATCGCGTATGCTGGCATTTGACTTGGGGGAATTGATTGACCCATAGCGGTTTAGTGTTTTTGTGATGCTGACCGTGGCGTTGTTCAAGTCAATATCTGACCAGTGCAGTGCCAGCACCTCATTGATACGGCAACCAGTGGCCAGCAAGAACTTGTATAAAGTCACTTCATAGATGTTTCTGTAATTGGTTAAGTCTAAGCCGTCCAAGTAGCCAAGAAACTGTTTAAGCTGCTCGTCGTTGAAATGTTTTACCTTCTTCCGAGTGGCTTTTTTTGCGTTCCTGGGCAATATGACTTCCCGAGCAGGATTGTATGGTAGAACTTGCATAACAACACCATATTGCAATATACGTTTGTTCAGTGTGTGGATTTTGTCATAGTGCAGATAGGCACCAGCTTCCCCTGTATTTGCTTTGTCTGCTAATTTGATGACGATGTTTTGGAGGAGTGGGGTCGTCAGTTTATCGAGCTTATAGGTTCCAAAAAGTGGTATAACATGATTTTTCAGTAAGCCCCTGATGTTCCCACGAGTATTTGGCTTTACTGTGTGCTTATAGCTATTCCACCACAATTCTGCCAACTCTTTGTAACTGGTTATGGTGGCACTTTGGTAGCGTGTTGCCCCGTCTGTTTTAAAAGTTGCAATAGCTTGCTGAGTTTTGTTTTTAACCTCCTTCTTGGTCCTTCCCGTGACATTAGTCTTGACTTTCTTACCAGTGATGGCATCTATTCCTAGATAAACACTGGCACGGTACACAGTAGCACCGTTTTTCTTTTTTACTTCAGTTATTTTCATGATCATAAACCTTTCCATCAGCAGGCAAGCTGTTATTAAAAAGATTTTAGAATGTTTTAGGTTTATATCATGCGTAGGCTTACGAGAATAGCCCTATTTTCGTTTGTTTGGAGTGGGTAGGGAATAATACCAGAAGAGAGATAAAAGCGAATACAGACGATTTTGGAGCGTTTGACAGGGTTGTAAATGGTGAGATTTTTAAAACCTCAAAAAGCGGAAATTTTCGGAAGTTTTTTCGTGCTAGTGTATTGATTTAAAGCGATTGACATATTTCAGCCCCTAAGTGTTAAAACCTAGCAAAGTACCAGAATAATATGTTTTTAGAATGCTTTTTGTGTTCATATCATGATGATAGTATCACGCGCCAACATGCTATGGACATTAAAAAATAGTGGAAAATAGTGGAAAGATTTCTGAGTTCACACGCGCCGAATGCTAAGGTTTGCTAAGGTATTGCCGATATATAATACATTGTGCCGTTTCAACCGACCGCAGACAGTTTGCTAAAATATCTAACTTGTTAAAACTTGACATATTTCAGCTCCTAACAAAAGCTAACTTTTTTCAGCTATTGAGTTTTGTTGAGTTTTTCCAGCTACCGACAAAATCCGACTTTTTTCCACTCCACACAGTCCATTAGAATCCCCTCTAGGCGTGGGTTAGAATTTATTTTCCCATGGCTTTTTTTGATTTTCTTTTTTTACTTTCTCAGCCATATCAGCTACTAAATTATTTATTATCATTTTGTCATCTTGTGATAATATACCGTAATTTAGTAGCATTTCTTCTTCTGGCATATATGAAAGCTGATTTACAGCAGATAAAAAAGAAACTAGGCGAGAAAAGTCAGGGTCATCACTATAATATCCTGTAACATATTGCCTTTCTAACTCTTCAAGTAGTGAGTCGCCTAATAGTGAATATATCCTAGCTTTTACGTGGTTATAAGGGTCGCTAGGGTCTATTTGATTTAGTTGATAACTAGCTTCTTGACTATCTCTATATTCACTGTGACCTAATAGGTATCCGACGGAAACATTGAATGAATCAGCAAGCAGTTTGGCTTTTTCGGAACCGATAGCATGTTTTTCGTTTTCCCAATTTGAAATAGTTAATTTTGTCGTACCAATTTCTTGAGCTAACTCTTGCTGAGTTAAACCTCTTTCTTTGCGTAATTCTTTCAATCTGTTCATAAATTTCACGACCTTTCACAGTGGATTATACACAATAAATAATAAAAAATCAAAGAAAACTATACTTTTTTTCAAAAAATGCTTGACAAGGTATAGAAAACTATATATAATCTACGACATAAGGTATAGTTTTCTATACCTACCTCCCTCCACGACCTTTCACACTTTCAATCTATGGAGGGGGATTTTTCAAAGAAAGGAGAACGACATGAGCAAACTCAAAGGCTACCGGGTCATGTTAGGACTAACCCAGCAAGCTATGGCGGTCAAGCTAGATATTTCTTTACAGTCATACAACAATAAAGAAACAGGCAAAACGCCATTCAATGACAAGGAAAAGAAAGCAATCAAGACCATTGTCGCAGAGGTTAAGCCAGATATAACCATTGATGAACTATTTTACAGTTAGAAAGGAGCAATCATGGAACTAGTTTACATGGACGGACGGAAAGAGCCGTACACATTGAGTAGTATTGTAGCAGAATGCGCAGAGGTTAAGCATAGACACTTAAAAATGCTGATTAACAAACACAAGGATCGCCTGGAGCGTTTTGGAAAGGTGCATTTTAAAATTTCACCTTCAAAATCTGGGCAGAATGTACGCGACTACATTTTAAACGAACAGCAGGCTACTTTGCTGATCACTTTTCTAAAGAATACTGAGCAAGTTGCAAACTTTAAAGAAAACCTAGTTCGAGCATTCTTTGAAATGCGTGATGAGGTGGCACAATTTCGTTATCAGAGGGCACTAGAGAAGCCAAAGCGCAAGGCATTGCATGAAGCTATTGAAACATGGCAGGAAGCCCCAAAACACGCGCACAGCACTGTTACAAACCTCTTGCTAAAGGGAACTACTGGAATGAACAAACGCCAGCTAGTGGCACACCGTGGTGGACACAATGGCATTGACAGCCTAACCAGTCAGGAACTTATCAGATACCAGGCACTAGAAGACATGGCTATTGCTATGATTAACCTAGACATGACATACCAAGAAATTAAAAACATGGTATTCAGACCACTAAAAAACGCACCACAAGGCGCGTGAGAGCAACAAAAAAAGGCTTACCGAGACCAATCAGCAAAGCCTTTTAACTACTAACTAAAACAAAATTAACAAGCAGGCAAGCTGTTATTAAAAGGGTTTTAGTAAATGTTTTATAGCTAGATTATACCACAATCCTGAACAATCTTGAACAAAAATAAATATAAAATTTCTGATAAAAAACTAGATAAAGCCTTGGAGCTACTGGCTTTAAAAGAAATGAGCAATTATGCGATTGCTCAAGGTTTTGGATAGCAATGAATCGTATAGTAAAAACCAATTAAACAGAATAAATAAAAATGAGGTAAAACAAATATGGAAGAGTATTTTAAGAAATTTGAAGAAAAGTTACAAATCGCAGAAGAAAAATTAGACATTCTAAGCGAGTGGCATATAGCCAAGGACCACAAGGGAGCGACTGAAATCGCTGAAGAGTGTAGGATAGCTATTACAACGCTTTGGATGGAGTTTTACGGACTATCAGAAGCTTATAAAAAGGCCGAGGCAGGTCATGAAGAGTTTTACCAAGCGAATGTAAACAACTTGCTTGGAGAGCTTAAAAAGCACGATAATGAAATCACGGAGCGATACAAGAAAGCCCCTGAGTGGTTGCTATTCAATTTCCTGGACAAAGCTATCAAAGAAAACAACTTAAGTGACGGCATTATACACACTTCTGCTTCCACTTGGACATACCTACGCAGTCTAATTGTTAAAGACCTAAAAGAGCGAGGGCTACTATAATGCAAGAACTCAATCTAACACCAGAACAGACTTTGAGCCTGATTGTTATATTGTTACCCGTAGTAATCTACTTATGGCATCATTTAGGCAGTTTTCAGCTTGATATAGAGCCAAAAAACAAGCCAGAGGGTAATCATACCAGACGGCTGACAAATGCGAACTACGGGGCTTATATTCAATCACAAGGCAGATATTACAACTAGGGGGGCAGATATGGAGTTAGTTTTATTAACACCGCTGGAACTAATTGAATATAGCAAAAAATACGATATTCGGATAATTCTTAAGGATAGTGAATGTAAATCACATTCCTTAACACACAATAATATGGAGTTTCCGCTTTCCCTATATCTTGTTGAAGTTACCAGAAAAAAGCAAGCTGAGGCAGTAGAAATGCAGATAAGAAAGGAAAAATATGCTGACATTTAGAGAACTTGAACATATAGCAGAGACTATTCTCAAACACACAACACCAGAAGAAATGCAGTGCTATCTTGATATGGAACACGATAGTAAATTGCTTTGGATAAAATACAAAATTGCAAGTCTGGAGGTGCAGGTATGACAGAAAATCGACTACCACCACACCTATACAAAGTTTTCAAGTTACTACCGCTTGGAATGGAATTGCCTATCACGGGGACAGATATTGAACGGCTGACAGGCTTGGACATCCGAACTATTAGGGAACATATTCGCCAGCTTATTGTTGATTATGGTATCCCCGTATGCGGTGGACGAGATAACAAGCAAGGGGGCTACTATATCCCCCAGAATGAAGTAGAACGACTTGCAGGAGTGCTACCACTCCAAAAGCAATACGACCAAGAACACAAGCGTATCCACGCGCTACTGACCGCAGACTTGCAAGACTGGAGGAAGTACAGAGATGAGGCTTGAACTAACCGTACAAAGTGAAATAGAGCTAAAAACGGGCATTTTGGAGCTTATAGAGAACTATCTGGAAGCGCGTGAGCAAACCCCGCCAAGACTGTTAGGACTAATCACAGCCCAGCAGGTTAAAGATGAACTAGGCATAAAAGATAAGACTTTGAAACGCTGGGAAGACAACGGGCTAAGACGATACCGACCACCATTAGAAGATACAAGAAAAATTTTTTATAGGGTCAGTGATATTCTGAAATTTTTGGGGGTGGAAAATGGGCGGTAAACATCTAAGACATCCAGCACTAAATGGGTTGCGAATAGGACGAGAAAGCAACGTGAAAGACCGTCGCCCAACCTTTGAACATATCAAAGAACAGCAACGACTAAAGAAACTCAAAAAGAAACGGAGAAATAAATGACGACAGACACAACGCTTTTACAACATAAAATTATTAGATTGTCAGAGCTTCCAAGTGAACAAATCATGTTGGAACCTAGTTTAATTAAGGACTTACTAAGAAGGCGACAAAAACTAGCAATTTCAGCACCTAAAGTTTCTTTGAAAACTAGTCTAGCTATCCACTTAGCTGTATCAGTAGCTTACGGCCTTAATTGGCTTGGTTGGCAATGTAATAGCTCTAAAATTCTCTATGTTAATTTGAATATATCTAAACAAGAATGTATAGTACGATTTAATAAAGCGATTGAACATCTGCAGTTAGATCGTACTTCCGTTAGCAATATAGATATCTTGAACATTGAAGTTGCTCAAGGAATTTCCAACCTAGTTGATGATATTATTCAAGCAATGAATACGCAACATTATAGGGCGGTAGTTATTGACTCATTGGATAATATACCTACGCCAACATGGCAAAAAGAAAATAGGTTAGTAGAGCTGAACCGATTAACCAGCGAAACTAATTCATGCGTTATTTTTACAGAAAGTCATAGCCATAGACCTATTGGAAATGATGAGGCGCGTGCCATGGCTGAGTGGTCCGATATTCTTAATTATTGTGACAGTTTAATAGAACTAATCCCATTGGAATTAGATCCAGAATTATTAAGAAGAGAGCGGTTATCAGCTGTATGGGAATTTTCCAAAAACATTCTGAACACTCATAACAAAAGGTATTATCTAATGAACGTAACCGATAAATACCCTGAAAGAGCTGATAGCAACAGCGAACAACTGTTTGAGCATTTAGAAACTGCTTTAATTTCACTTCCAGAGGAAACGAAAACAGGTATTTTTGACAAGTTTCACGCGCTAGATAATCCTATAAAAAATCGTACTTATTGGCGCTTAGAAACAGTTTCTAATTCTTTTCCACCAAAGGAGGCAACAAACAACCTATTTTATTATCCAATACTGAAGCATGATGATACCAAAATATTAGAATTTCATGAACCTGGTTTAAAAATTTCTGATGAGAGAATTCGAAGCTCAATTGAGGAAGAAAATGAGAGAGAAGTTTTTACTGCAAAATTAACTGACGGAATACACGGATTTTTTGATAAACATGAGTATTATCCAAACCAAAAAGAACTTTCTGAATATCTGGGGGTATCGCGTCAGACAATCGCAACATGGAAGAAAAAGGCATATAATACCATAGCAATCATAGATGGAAGATACCAAGATATACTATAATAAATTAACCACATTATGTATGTTAAGCGATGTTAATTAACGTTAAAATCGTGTTAAATTTAGGTTAAATTTAACATGTTAATTAACATCAATTTAACATAGAAATATATGCTTTGTTAAGCTGTGTTAACTCATGTTAATTTAACTAATGTTACTTACCAAAAACAAGCCTAAAACCTTGATAATTCTAAGATGTTAAGTAATGTTAAGTGATGTTAAATTGACATGAGTTAAAGAGGGACAATGACTACTACAGCCTAGCGTCAGTAGTAGTTTGACCGGCGGATGTTAAGTGTGGAAGTAGTGACAAGGAAAAGGGGGCGTTAGAGTCCGCCCCTTTATCCTGGTCCCTTGCACTTCCACAAGCGAAAAATAAAAAATAAATTTTGCCATGGGAATGACAATTAACATATAAAAATAAGGTGCGTTAAGTGATTAAAGATAAGAATTTTTTAGAATTTGAGTATATGCCTCCTTTTCAAAAAAAAGAAGACATGGCTGGTTGGTTAGCCAAGAATGAGCCTATGAGGTATGTTTGGGATAAGGCTAGACGGGTGCTAGTATTTAACCTGGATACAAAGACATGGCAAGGGGTCAACTATGGAAAATCTGAACGAGTACTACTATCCAATCATAAAGGGATAAGTAGACGGAACAAAAAAATTTTTGAAACGGCTGAAAAGTGTAAACTTGACCTAATGCCCCCCGCAACTGGGAAGAGGTCATATATTTCAAACTGGGACGAGTTTCAACTTGAAGAAGTTATCTATAAGGTGGCCAGTTACAAAGATTTTATGTATTTGTTTATTTTATGGGCTATCCGTGATGGTTATATTGTACGAGATAGCTCGGGTTATTTTGTTGGTAGACATTATAGATAATTATTAGTAGCGTGTGGGATGATGATTGTCCAGACGCGCAGTGAGTAGAATAACAGAGAGAGGCCTCGCTTCTTTTTGTGCTAAAATTAGAGAGGAATAACATGATGAAAAATAAAGGTGGTAGACCTACAAAAATGACACAAGGAACGGTAAAGAAATTAGAAGAGGCGTTTTTGAGAGGGCTAAGCGATGAAGAAGCTTGTTTGTATGCGAATATTTCAAAACCAACCCTGTATGATTATTGCAAGAAAAATCCACAGTTTACTGACCGAAAAGAGCTACTTAAGCAACGTGTTAAAACACGCGCAAAGCTTAATATATCGAAAGCGATTGAAGATGGAGATATAGACTTGTCAAAATGGTACTTAGAGCGGAAAGATGATGAATTTAAAACCAAGACAAAACTTGAACATGATGGTATGGTATCCGTTGCGCCTCATAATCCATTTGAAGATTTGACGGTTGAAGAGTTACGAGCAATCATTGCTGAAGATGCGGAATAAATACTATTGGCTGAGAGGGTTGTCACGGTGACAATGTTTCAGATACGGTGGCGCGTGATTAAACAAAAAAGCCAATGCGCACGCACTGACTTGTGAATAAAACCTAAAACCATTATATCACACGGAGGTGCGTGGCGTGGATCTAAAACAGCTAGCAAAGTTTGAAAAACTGGTACGATCAAAGAAGAGAGAGATAGAAGCCTTGAGGGTTGGCATTGTCAACACACCAGACTATCAAAGTCAAAGGGTAAAACGCTCTAAAAAGAATACTACAGAAGACCAGGTTATAAAACGGATTGAGAAGATTAAGCGACTAGAAACTGACCTAGCACAGTTGTATGCAGACTATAACGAACTATCCGCCCGCATCGATGCAATCACCGACCCAGTTATAAGTCTGATAATGCGGTTGAAGTACGTAAGCGGCTATTCTTGGCCAATGATTAAGCGGGCACTGCCCTACTATTCCCAGAGTAGCCTATATGACTATCACAAGAAAGGACTGGAAGAGCTTGAGCAAACAACTAGCAAAAAGAAAACTGAAAGAGTTTCATAGATGGTGCAGGGTGGCAGTTTTACACTATGACATGATACAGGTAGATGAGAATTGGACTGTGAAACTATTTGAGTTTGACCCCGAAGACTACAAGGGCAGGATATATGACTGGCAACGTAAAGCCCCTGAAGAAGTGAATGAGATTATAAAAGCAGTCAACGCAATAGCTAAACCAAGACATCGAGCTATACTTATCATGAGTTATATATCACCCGACAAGATACGAACAGCAGAGCAGACACAACGACTCGGGATAGCTGAAAGCACTTACTACTTGGCTAAAAATGAAGCTTTGAAAGAGTTCGCCGGTCAGTACCGAGAGGGCTCACTATTGCAGTATTTGGATAGTTAAGTTTGGGACCGTTCGGGAATAAACAACGCCGCCCTCTTCCGTGCACGATTTTCCCTTTTTGAATTTTTTGAGCAATTAGCAACCACGCGCCGCAGTCTATTTCGCCAAAATGGTAATTTTGAACGGATACAGTAAAACACAGTGGGAAACAGTAGAAGCATGATATAATACACTTACCAGCAATCAAAAAAGCGTAGCTACTCACTACGCTAGTACTTGCCTGCTGAACTCATTATTTTTAGTCTATCATGCTATAAATGATAGGCTTTTTTTGTTCCCCTTTTTGTACACTTTCTAGGGAAATGTAACGCTGTATAAAGTTTACACTTTTTTTCAAAAATCCAGTAAAATCAACTAAAAAGGCGTGTAAAGCAACCAAATGCTAAAGCCAAGCATACCTTATCACAAAATGGTATAATGGAAGGTACAATGTTTGAAAGAGGAAGACGATGAAATTACAAGAGGGAGTAGATCTTCATTTTATTGATACAGATCAGTTTACGACAAATCGTATACGTATTCGCTTTGCAGCTGAAATGAGTGAGGCTACAGTTGCTGGTCGTGTGTTAGTTGCAAATATTTTTGAAATGGGTAACCAAGAATTTCAGACTGCTCAGGCTGTTCGGAGAAGATTGGCAGAATTGTATGGTGCTCAGTTCTCGACCTCGGTTTCGAAACGTGGTAGGGTGCACTGTGTAGATGTGACAATTTCATATGTCAGTCCTCGTCACTTACCAGAAAATGAGGATATTACAGTAGAGATTCTTGATTTTTTATACACGTGTATATTTAGACCACTGAAAAAGGGGCGAGGATTTGATAGCCAGATTTTTGAGGTTGAAAAAACGAATTTAATCAATTTTCTTCAGTCAGAGATAGAAGATAATTTTTATCATGCAGATGTTGAAATGAGTAAGCTTTTTTATAAAGATCCCTCTCTTCAAATTCCACGCGTCGGTAGGCTTGATTTGGTTGAAAGAGCAACAGCAGAATCAACCTTTCAGATTTATCGGAATATGTTGCGTATGGATAAAATTGATATATTTGTCTTAGGGAAGGTTGACAGAGAACAAGTCAAAAGAAAACTTGAAGATTTTGGTTTTACTTATAGAAATCCAAAATTAGAGCTAGAATATCATCAGGAATACTCAAACATCACGCAAGAAAAAATCGAGCGTAAACAGGCAAGGCAGTCCATTTTGGAATTGGCATATCATTTACAAGTGGTTTACAACGATGTAAACTACCCGGCTTTGATGGTATTTAATGGTCTACTGGGTGCTTTCTCCCATTCGAAGTTATTTATGAATGTTCGTGAGAAAGAAAGTTTGGCCTATACAATTGGCAGTCAGGTCTCTATTTTTTCAGGAATGCTGAAGGTCTATGCTGGAATTAGCCGTGAAAATAGACTCAGGGTAATGAAGTTAATTAGTAAACAACTACTTGATTTAAAATGTGGTAAGTTTACAGAAGAAGAATTAGAGTTGACAAAAAACATGTTGATTCATTCAGCAACCTTGGCTCAAGATAGGCAGAATAATTTGATAGAACAAGTATATAATCAAGTTACCTTAGGAAATAGAAATTTAAGTTGGTTAGATTGGATTGAGGCTATCAAATCGGTATCAATAGACGATGTCATTCGAGTAGGACAGATGATTAATTTACAGGCTGTTTACTTTATGGAGGGGACAGAAGAATGA